CATCATGCAATAGCTAATGATTCGCTTATAAGCCGCCTCCAAGCCATCTGCAACGTTAGTTAATCGTGCGTTTTGCTCTGCTGCGTTTGTGCTTACTTCTGTTGCTGTCTTGTCTGATGATGAGTCTGAAACAATAACGCCGCCTAAGCTGCGGATTTTATCCTCGTTAGCAGTGAAATAGCGCTCATAAAACTCAACTTCCATGTTTGCAGAGTTAAGCTCAACTGTTACGCCTTCAGGTAGGAAGTTAACGGCGTTTGCGCCTGTTGCGTAGTAGTTGCGCCCGTTTGCCTCTTGGAATTGGTCAAGCTTAGTGCCTGCCAATCCTAAAACGTCGCGCGTAGGCGGCATTGATCTCATTGCCTCTTTGTACTCTGCCGACATCTGATAGCGTGCATAAGTCAAATCACAGATTGGCGCTAAAAAGCCAAGCTCTTTTGGCAGCTTACCGGTAACGCCTTGCTCATCAATCGCGAATTGCACAGGAAGCCACTTGAGCGGCGCATTGCCAACTGAAACATAGTTTCTTTCGCCTTCGACTAATGAAGCGTTACCTCCGTCAGTAATCTTCTGCTGATAGTAATTTCCGTCTTCGTCAAGCGCCAAAATCAGATAGCTTTTAACTGCTGTATCGACCATTGTGTTCTGGTCAAATGTGGATCCTAACTCTCTCAGCATCAAGTAAGACATTTGCAGCTTGCCGTTGATGCGCGAGAAATGCCAGTAAATCACATTTTCTCTGCTGTATGGTTTAATCACTGCGCGAGCTTCGATAGCGGATAACTCGGCAACTGAAATATCCTCAATAGCAACATCTGTTAAGCCTTGATAGTCAGCAACTAGGCACTGCCACTTTACCTGCAGCACCTCACTAGCTGTTTGCTGCATCATTGATTTTAAGCTCATGCCATCGCCGTCTGAATCTTCATTCAGATAAGCAACAGAATCTGGCAGCTCAACAGTTGCGTTTTCAATTCGCAGTTTGCCAAGCATCGAGCGCAAAGTCTGCTCTGGATAAGCATCCCATTCAGCGCCTTGCAAGTAGCGCGCATATCTAGCCACCGCATCAGCAGATGTTGTGTCAATCTCTGACGGATTTGGCAGATAATCGGTTGACTTGTCTTTGACAAATACCGCGCCTGCAACAGCATCGCGCACAGACTCAACTGCGGCGATAGTTAGTTGATAGTCTTTGTGTGTTTTGATTTGGTTAATCATTATCCGCCCTCAAGTCCTGCGCGTTTAAATGCTTCTGCATCGCGTTGTCTAATTTGTTCAAGTGTTAGCGGATTGCCGAAAGCATCAGCCATGCGCTCTAGTGGTTCGCCTGCGATAAATAGTTTAGCGCGTGTCGGCCCTAAACTGTCAATTATAAACGATGCCGACTGACTTCTTAGCCAGCTATCCGCAGTTGTTCCTGCGTTGACTCGCTCAATGTCAAAAATATCGCCAGATTTACGACCTTTGTAAGTTGGTTTGTTTTCTGCGTCTGTTGGGTAATCTTTGCCGGATCCAATCGCAACTTGCCTACCTTCTGGCTTGTCTTGACCTTCTAAAAGATAAAGATAGCTTGAGCGGCAGTTAACATGCCTTGGCAATCTGACATATTTGTCATCGTCAATATCCCACGTTTTGCCATGCAAAGACCTGCAACCAATCGTCGTGCGATTGTCCAGCACTGAAAGAAAGTATCGCTTCTTGATAATGTCAGCGTTATCTAGCGCCATCGCCTCTCGTGCTGAATTGGCGTAATGCTGCGCGCCTGTGCGAGCCAATGCAGTAACTTGCTGCTTGGCCAGGCCTTGATTATACATTTGAATCGAGCGCCGAATCTGGCCAACTGAAGCGCCGCGAGCATAGCCAGCTTTCACAAGGTTATTGTACTGCGTAGCTAATCCGTCTGTATTCTGCTGCACAAAGTCAGCCCATGCGCCGACCTTTACGCGCTCGCCTTCGCCTAAAACCATTAGTGCGCTGCGCATGTAATCTGCAATGTTTCTTGCGCTCGGATGGTCTAAAACCAAATCAGCATAGCCGCCCACTAAATTAGCGTAGTAATCAGCTTCATAAACAGCCAAGCCCTCAAGCTCTTTAGTTGACTCTTGCCATGCAACTGCAACTGTGTCTGTGACAATCGCATTAACTAGCTTTTCAATCTTGCGCACCTGAGCAGCAGAGCGGATTTCGTCATACTCTCCGAGCAAGGCCCTAACTGCGTCATCAGCTTCCTTCAATGACGGAAATAGCCTTGACTTCAGCAAGTCGGTGGCGAATCGCTGAATGTACACCTCATGCTGTAGCTGGTCGTTAATCAAGCTCATGTTTTAGCGCCGTTGCTAGTATCTGTATCAGTTTATCACGATTTCCAGAATAGCGCTCGCCATTGGCAAGTTTGCGAATAGTCGTGATGCTTATCTTGTGCGCCTCTTTGTCAATGATGACAACTATTGCAGGTTGTTTGGCTGATATGTTATCTACCAAAGCGCAGCCCGCCTTTTAGTGTGCCGCTGATTGGGAACATGCTGTGAATCTTGTAGCCAAGCGCGTCAGTTATATGGTCAAGCCCTAAAGTCTTGTCAGGGACGCTTGAGCCTTGTTTGTAAGCCATGCCATCAAGAGACTTTATTAGCTCTTTGCATTTCGGGCTAACGAATAGCCTGCGCTCGCCAATTGTATTGCATAGCATTGCTTGTACTTCGTTAATTCTATCTGCAACTGCCGGATGAGCATTTGGAGCCACAACATAAAAACCATGCTGCTCTAGTATCGTAAAATCTGTGACTCCGCCAACTGCGCTTGTTTTTCTGGCTTTACCTGCTGGATCTGGATAAACATATATTTTATAACCCGGGTATCGGGATTTAATCTCTTGACTCATTTCTGTTGTGTTTGAGTTTGGCAAAACTATCTCATCAACTATGTGTAATTGATTAGCTACTTTAACGCCAACAGTCGCGCTCATTGGCACTATGTTAAAGTCTAACCCTATGTGCAGCTCTCTTGTGTCGCGAATGCTTGCAAGGTCACTAGCTACGTTTAACAGCCTATCAAAGTTGCTGTAAACTCTGTTAGTCAGCGTTTCAAAGCTTGCAAGATATTCTTGCTTAAATGTACGCTCTGGCAATTCGCGTTTAGCAGCCTCTATTTCTTCAATCTTGACATTTCCGCCGTCTGCCGTAGTAAATGACCAAGCTTGCCAGTTTGGATCCTCACCGGATATAGCGTAATCATATAAATCCTTACCCCAATTCCAGCCGGCGGGCGAACTAATAAATACAACTGGCGCAAGCTGATCGGATGTTGCGGGCCTTATAACCTCAGTCCAGACCTCTTGAGCCATGAAGCAGAATTCATCGAGAACAGCGCCGGATAGAGAAACGCCGCGCAAACCATCCCTATTGTCTGCACCTTTCAATTGAATTACTGAGCCATTATCAAACTCTACATAAAGCTCTGATTCGTTCTTCACTCTAAAGTGACCATCGGCAAGCTCTTTTAGTAAGCGCCAAGCAATAGACTTTGCGGCAACGTATGAAGGCGCTATGTAGTAGTAAATGCCTTTCTTCGCGCTCGCCTGAGCTAACAGCCAAGTAAGCGCAAAGAATGTTTTACCGAAGCGCCTACCGCAGACAAGCACCTTAAATCGCGTTTGCCCTTTCCACACTTTAGTTTGCGGCTTTGTTAGCTTAATCATTCGGCATCAAGCACAACAACAAGAGGGCCTTTCTGTTCAATCTCGCCGGAATGTTCAACAGCCTTGCGCTTGGCTGCAACATACTGCGCAAGCTCTTTGTAGCAAGTTGTGGCAAGCTCTAATTCGCCTGAGTCGTGAGATTGTTTTGCTATCTCTGCAAGCCCTTGCAATGGGTGCTTACAGCCTGTAGCTTGGATGAGTTCAAGCAGTTCTTGCTTGTCTTTGTTTGGAGTGCCTTTCTGTCTGCCGCCATATCGGTAGCTACTTTTTTCTACTTTAGTTGTCATTGGATACAATCCTATTTTCTCAGGTACAACCTGTGCCAACAGTATAGCCAATACAGAGCAAATAAAAAAGCAGCCCGAAAGCTGCTTCATTAAAACCACCAATACATCACTTAACCACTGCAATCGTCTTGCCTGATTGATTTGTGATGTAAGCCTCTTCATCATCAACCATGAAGTAAGAGAATTCACCACAAACGGAGCGCAATATTGCCTTGTATTGCCCAGAGTATTCAACTACATCATCAGCGCTCAGCTCGAGCTCATCTTCAAGCCTCACTGACTCAGCAAGCATCTCTTGAGTGAATCGCTCGCAGCCTTCTTTGATAATATCAACGCTAGGCCATTCGCGGACTGAAATATGAGTGGCTTTTTTGTTTTGAATTGTTACTGTTAACATTTTTCTATTCCTTCTATTGTTGGTTTGCCATTTGGCGGTTTAATTCTACCACAAAACAAACTTAATAAACCACTTAAGCAACTGATACAATCCAGCCGCCATGATGATTAGGCTTACTGTCCAAGCTAGGTAAATCAACGCGCCACCTCATGCCAAATAAACCCTTTGCCATCACTTGACTTAATCAACCGACCTTCAGCGATTAGCCGCTTGGCTATTTCAACGCTGTTAGGCTTAAGCTCACTTAATCGTAAGTTTCCGTTCTTGGCTTTCATTTCGATTTGCTGATGTAAGCCTTTACTGAATTTGTTCATAACTCAACTTCTCCGCTGTTTAGTTTGTCGCATAATTCATTAGCGACATCTACAGGCATGTAAATCAGCCCTACCGCCTTGTAAGTAGCTTGCACAAAACAACTCCACCGACCGGTGACTCCATGAGATTTTGCCACATAAGCTTTTTCCACCGCATTGTCTGACCAATCAGGCTCCCAATCCGGCGCAAACTCCGCAACATAAGCAAGCAATCGATTATGCGCTCGCATTGCTTTTGCTGCTTTTTCGGCTTGTTCGCGTGTGGCGTATGAAACTCCAAATGCAGAAAGCTCTCGCGCCATCATTGATGTTGTGCCTGCCTCGCCGGATAAATCAACAAACCAATCACCACCTTTAGGCTCCCACTTATCCGGCATAGCGCTCAAAGTCTTTTGCTTTTCTTCTAACTGCTTTTGTAATTCTGCAATTTCTTGCTGTAGTTGTTGTTTGTTCATTCTGCGACTCTCCAATACTCTTGTTTATCTAGTAATAATTTAACCAGGCTATCTTCATCTAACTGCTTAGGCGCGACAGGTAAAGCAAACCAGCCCGCATTGATAACCTCGTTATGCTCTTTCGCTTTGTCGATTAGCTCTTGATGCGCCTCTCTCAAAAAGTCCGTCAACTGATGATGCTTATATGCTGCCTGCAACTGGATTGGCAGCGTTATCAACTTCTGCTTGCCATTCGATTCAAGACAGTAAACCGCGAGCATCACAAACCATTTGAAGCTCGTTTTGTCGAATGCCTGCGCCACTGATTGACTGATAGCAACAGGCTTTCCGGTTTTATAGCTTACAACGTCAACTAGCTTCTCGTTTAACGTCATCACAAGAGCCAAATCACTTACTGCAATCTGGCTTTGTCTGATTAAGCGCTTGACCGGATTGTGGGCTTTGCGCTTGCTCATAAGTCGCTAAACTCCCAAGGCGCTTGCTCTTTGCCGTCAACTACTAATTGCGCTTTACGCTCTGCTAACTTATCAAGCCAATCCTGCGCGAACTTCTGTTGAGCCATTGCAAGTGAAACACCAATGCCACCTGCGAATAACTGCTTTTGAAGATTTAGGATGTTGTTATCAAGTGTCGCAGCCTCTGCGATTTGGTCTAAGTAATCTAGCGCGTTAAGGCTTGAGCGAATAACATTAAACAGATGATTCTTGTGTGCATCTTCAAGAGCTTGAACGTCAGCTTGAACGTCATGCTCCCACTCGCGCTTTGATAAACTCATAGTTAAAACTCCAATCGTTGATGGTGGCAGGCTTAGTATTGCCTGCTCGTTAATTGCTTGGTACATCGTAGTTGCTCTTTAGTTGATATTCAAACTGTTTTTGACTGGTCAGATGAGCTGACTTTCTCTATCCGCTCTTTTGCTATGTTGAAATAGTTTTCATCTAACTCTATACCAATGAAGTTTCGATTTAAGTTGACGCAAGCAACGCCAGTTGTGCCGCTTCCCATTGTAAAATATAAAACTGTTTCGCCTTCGTTGGTGTATGTTTTGATTAGGTATTCCATTAGTGCGACTGGTTTTTGTGTTGGATGCAACCCTCGCTCACGATTAAATCTTTGTATGCTTCTTGGACACCTAAGCTCACCAACAGACAATCTTTTTCCGCCAAGCTGCGATCCGTAAACGCTATCAATTCTGCCGCTATCTACCGTATGCGTTTTCCTTCCTTTTCTGCTTCCAATCCTATCCTGCTTTATTTGGTTGTATGAAGTTTTACCTTTACTAAAAACCAATACGCTTTCGTGTTCTTTCATAGGTTGATACTTTACAGTGGCAAAATTGCTGCCGCCGTCTTTTTCCCATACCCATTCATATTTAAACATTTTCAAATTACTGCAAACCAAAATACTAGTAAATGGCTGACTAGCCGTCATAACAATTGCACCGTTAGGCTTAATCACTCGCTTCAACTGCGCCCACATTGGCTCTATCGGAATAATTGAATCCCACTTGCATGCAGTCGTGCCGTATGGCGGATCTGCCAGAATCATGTCGACAGAACCATCAGGTATTTCTTTCATTCGCTCTAGGCAATCGCCTTGCATTAAACTAATCATCTATCCGCTCCACGCCTACGCGCTTTGAGTTTACGCCAACTGTTACGCCATACTTTAAAAGCTCTTGGCGCATAGCCTCTGCTGCTCGCACAAGCTCTTTGATGCTCAGGTCTTTGCCGTCCAGCTTTATCTCTACTATCGGCATTAAGTCATGCTCTTTGTATGTGAATCCGCTCATGCTTTCTCTCCCTTCACCAACTCACTATGCAAAGCCGCATAATTCACAAAATCAACTGCTGAATCTTCGTGAAAGTCTTTGTTTGCATTCTGTCTAACCACCTTCAGAAGCGCCAAGAGCAAGCAAACATCCGAACCTCTAAGTCTGCTATTGGTCAAACAATTAAACGCCTCTGCAACGTTATCAAAGCTCATTTCTTTCGTGCCGCTTGGGTCATACTGCTTGCCGCGCTCGGATAGAATGCGCAAGCCTTCGCTTAGGAAGTCTGATGCTGTTGTGGCTTGCTTCTCTCTAGCTGCTTTCTCGGCTAGCGTTTCGTAGTGCTTTCTTGCTTCTGATGTGTATAGCAATTCTTCGTTGTTACTCATAATCAACCCCCGCATCATCCAATGCTTTCTCCATTTCGCTTTTTCGGTACATATAATCATAATATGTTGCATTATCTGGCGACCCATCGAACAGATTCGGCAACTTAACAACAATCGCCGCTCGTGATGCTTGCCATGCTTGCCATAAGCGCTCGGTAGCTCCATGGACATATTCGCCATCGACTTTCTGCACGTTTTCTGTGTGCGACTGCTTGAACCACTCTTCAAACTGCCTTTGCATTTCCGTCATTATTCAACTCTCCAATTCGTTTTAACAATCTCTGTGCATCAACCATCTAGCGTGTGAATCGTCGAATTGACTCATCGGGCTATTGGCTGGTTTATATGGCGCGTCTAGCGGTAAGTTGTTAGTTATCCGGCATAACACAGCCATGTCTTGCTCTGCTTTTTCATATTGAGCCGCATCGCCCCGCATGTGCGAATTAAACAAGCTGTCAGCTTTTCCGCAGAAGTGAGGCAATCCGATGAAGTCAATCTTCTTCTCTAGGCGCTTGCGCTTTTTAATCTTCAATTGGTTTCTCCACTAATCGCGCATCAAAAGACACATTAACCAACTTCTGACCAATTACTTTGCCATCTTCAATCTCAGCTAAAGTCTGAAAGTTGATACCGTTAAGATTAACTCCAGCATCGCTAAACTGTTGCCACAAGTCACGAGCTGCTTTGTGTAGGCCTTTCATTTGGTGCGCTCCAATTCTATAAGTAGATGGTCTGCAGCAAACAATGATTGCCTTGCAATCCACTCAGCAACAACGGTTCCACTTGGGCAGGTCTCAAACAAGTATTCAAGATTTGAGCAAAAACCCTGCATCGCCATTGCTGCGAATTGCTCGCGCTTTGAAATGCCGCTTGAATAAACAACATCTCCGCAATACGCACCTGATGCATCCACGCAATTACCCTTAACAGGCATTGCTGGCAAATCGCCGTTTTTGATAGTCATTCCTGAATCTCCTGCAATTTCAGAATTAAGCAAATGGCAATTGCACGTTGTGGTGAGTCTGCATAAACATCAATCTCTAAATCATCACCACAAAACGCATTGAAGTGATGAAGTCCAGAAACTAGGCCAACTCCGCTAGTGATGGCTAAAGGCATAATCCATGACCAGTCGCTAATGCTGACATAGCCAAGGTCGAATCTAGTGCTAACACTGACCTTTCCAAAGTTGGATATATAAACGTTATCTTCACCAAAAACTAAACATGCAAGCTCAAAAGTAAGTGCTTGCTCTGTCATCTTGCTTAGTTGTTCTTGTGCTTTCATTCTTCACTCTCCATTGCGCGCTCCATGGCAACTAAAGCATCTAGCTTTGCATCTTCCAGCTCAGCTTCAAGCTGTGCAATAACAGGAAATAACTTTTTATGAAGCTCTGTTATTTTCGTCCACTGCGCATCACTTGTTGCATTCCAGCCAGCATCAACCAAGCTGTCGATAAATTCTTGCAGTCTCATATTCTCAATCTCCAATTAACCTATTTCTACTTTGAATTCTTCGCAAATCTAGCTAGTGCCACATAAAGATAATCTGGGATTTGCTGCCACTGATTATCTAAAACATCATCAATCGACCAATAAGCTTTACCGTCATCAACCTTAACTCGCAGTCCTCCGTAGTAATTTGTGATATTGCCAACACAAAACTCATCGACATTTGCAGGAACTTTATTTATTTTGCTCATTTCAATCTCCAATTAACCAGCGCCAACAATAGCGCATAAATTTGATTTAACAGATTAGACCAGCTAAAGCGGATAGTTTACCGTCTTGGTCAGGATATAAACCTCGCCAGTTAACTCACTAACTAACGCGCCATTCTTAACCCACCGCATAACCTGTGGCTGGCTTGTTCCTATTGCAGCAGCTAGTTTGTATGTGCTGCCGTATTTTTTTACTAGGTCGGTGATTGGTTTCATTTTATCTCCTGAAAGTTTTAAGCGGCTTGTGGCGCGTTTGATGTCAAACTCTCCAGTCTACAAGAAATGTATTTAAGTTTGCCTTCCGGCAAAATTCAGCATGTAAGTTTGTAATTGCTGAAATCATTTTTGATTTCATAACCTCACCTTCAAAAGTTGTGGTAAGCGTTCCATCTTTCTCTCTGACGCATAACGATAAATCCTCACTCTCCCAAGATGGGTAATTTTCAGGATACAAAGCGGCACCGTCGCTACAAAGCAGAAATGGGTCTGTCAGCTCATTTAAAACAGAAGATTTGGCATTAACCTTTGTTTTGACATCAACGCCTAGCAAAACGCGGATCGCGTGCTGCGTAAGTTTTTTTGTGTGTTTTTCACAAAGGTTAGACCATAAATAAATCAAGCAATCATCAGTTAAAGCGGCAGATTTAGTGTTGTTTGTGTAGTTTGAGATTGTAAAGTTTGCCATTTTTTCTCTCCAGTGATTTGTGCGTTTCGATGAGTTAATAATAGCACATCCGATATTAAGAGCAATAGCTAATTTGTATTTATTTCACTGGTCAGATGAGTTGAGTGATTCTTTGCATTTCTGCTTGTAGGCTTTTATCAACTCCTGGATTTCTGTAATCGTTAGCTTTAATGGCTCTTGCGGCCCTTCTAGCCTTTCGACCTCTGCCAAGCCGATTCGCTTTATCAACTCAACTCGATACGGAACAAGATTTCCGCTTAGGTAGTTGTTACAAATTGAGCAGCTTGCAAAACAATTATTTGGATCAAACCTAAGCGCAGGATTGCCGCCAACTGATTTGTAGTGACTGGCATGTCTTTGCCTGCTTCCGTCATCTGGATGGCCGCAACTGACGCATGGCAAACCTTTATCTCTGAGCCTGATAAACTTGTTGAATATCGCTTGAAGCTCTTTAAGCCACTCTGAACGCGTTTTAAGCTGCTTCAATAGCTCTCTGTCGCGTTTTCTTCTCTCTTTTGCGTCAACATCTGCCCTCTTGATTATATTCGCTCTAGCTTGATTGTACGCGCAATTCACGTCACAGAAATAATTCAGACCGAAGCGATGCGTTGCTGGTTGTTTACAGAATTTACACTTCGACATTAAAAACCTCGAACCAAAAAACTACTGGCTTTTTCACTTCTTGAACAAGTCCAAATCTTTCGGCAGTCCTAAAATTTACAGAATATGCCCTAGCTCTTTCTGCTTGCGCCTGTATCTCAACCCTAAATTGCTCGACACTAAATACAGATTTAAACAAGTTGCATGGCTTGCAGGCCGGAAAATAATTATCAGCCCTTTCGTTTTGCGGCTTAAACATTCCGCTTGGCGTATCGTAACCTCTGTAAATTGGTTCTACATGGTCTGCATGCCATTTATCACCAAGCTCACAACCGCAATAAGCGCAACGACCACCAAACTTTTGTTTTAATTCTGCTCTTTGCTTTTTGCTTAAAGCCATCATTTCTCATCCTTAAACTTTACGTTATGCTGCGCCCCGAAAGCCTGGATAAGTTCAATCATATCCGACATTTCAGCGACACTCATTTTGCTTGTTGATTTACCTAAAACTACAAAGCCGTTGCCGTCGATGTTTGGCACTACTCGCTGCTGTGATAGTGCTGCGCTAAAAATGTGTTTAAAGTCTTCCGGTGAAAGCTTGTTCCCATGCCAATTAACTTGCTCGCTTATGTCGGTAAGTGCCGCCCATAATTTCGCATTCTGGTCTATCGTCCTAGTCAATGGCTTAACCTCAACAACATAAGCCTTGCCATATCCTAGCGACTCGCAGAACCTAAAAGCCGTTACAAGATTGTCGCGGCTTGAGATGATGAATGATTGCTTATTCATTTCCAGCACCAATGCGCTTTTCAGCAGACTGAAAATAACCACTGTTTAGCTCAATGCCAATAAATGACCTACCTTCAATTTTTGCAGCCACTCCAGTGGTACCGCTGCCCATGGTGCAATCCAAAATAGTTTCACCAGCGTTGCTATAGGTCCTGATTAAGTACCGCATTAAATCAACCGGCTTTTGTGTTGGGTGATAATTCGCCTTCTGCTTATCGCTTTTGAAAAACTGAACGCTGCGCGGGTACCGCTCAGTACTTGAATAGCTTGGCAATGAAATATCTTTGCCGTAGCACTCAGATGTAACAACTTTTTTCTTTGCTGTTTTGAGAGGGTGGCCTGTAGTTTTTTGTGGGTTATATGTTGGTAGCTTGCGATAAAAAACAAGCACTGACTCATGCGCTCGCAACGGCATCAACTTGGCATTAAAAAACCCTGTAGCGTTGCCTTTCTCCCAAACCCAATCATACCGGAACAAATCCGGCTTGCTCATTACCAGTTGGCTTGTAAATGGCTGTGCTGAAGTCAAGACGATGGCAGCATTTTCTTTTGTTACGCGCAGCAGTTCAGACCATAACAATGGCAGATCAATTACAGAATCCCATCCGCATTCAGTTGTGCCGTATGGCAAATCAGATAGCACCAAATCAATTGAGCCGTCTGTAATTTCTTTCATTCGCTCTAGGCAATCGCCTTGCATTAAACTAATCATTATGCTCTCTCCACTCGTTTGTAAGATTTTATTTCTCGTTTAATTGCCATTGCCAAAGCTGTACTTTTTGCAATTACTTTCCATATGGGTGCTAGACTCAAAAAAGCCATAACACCAATAATCTGTAAATCCGCAAGCCTTGCAGGTTGTCGTGCATTCTGAAATGTAGCCGCCGTCAGTGGAAACCGTTTTAATTTCATTCTCCATAGCTCCGCAACTATTGCAACTATCCTTGTCATGGTATTGAACTGGCTCTGTCATTATACCTTCCTCACAACTTTATAACTCGTTATCGTGCGTTTAATGTTAGTCGCAAATCGTGCCAGTATTTTTAATCTCTTATAGTCCGAACAAATGATGAGAATCATCTGATTTGGTGGCTCTGGTATTTGGTTGTTTTGGATTGGTTGATAGCTCATTGGTCAAACCTCTTGTAAGTTTTCTTTTCTGGCTCTGCTTTTGGCGCTGGTAGTCGTGTTGTGTCTGAAAACCGACTAAAACCAAGTTCAGGTTGTAGGAACGTCGAGCCGATTGCAGCCATCCGTTGCTTTGCGAAAATAATCTCTGTGAGACTTTCCTGCGTGCGTTCGCCCTCATAATCTTCATCGTGCAGGAACATAACAACGTCTGCGTCTTGCTCGATACTTCCTGAGTCGCGCAGATTCTTTAGCTCTGGCTTGCCGTTCAACGCACGATTAAGCTGCGACAAAGCGATCACCGGACACTTAAGCGCCTTTGCAAGCTCCTTTAATCCTTTTGATACATTGCCGATTCTAATCGTTTGGCTTTCACCTTCAGCATTAATCATTTGCAAGTAATCGACAACCACAAGAGATAAGCCACCCATTTTCATGGCTGCGCGCTTTGCTCTAGCCTGGATTTGACTGATATGCTGACCGCCCTTGTCATCAATGCGCAGAAACTTAGAATTGCGCTTAACAATCTCAAGCGCTGTGCCGACTCGCGCAACATCGTAATCGTTACCCATCGCCTGTCCGTTTAAAACCTTACTCAGCATCAAATTGCCAGCTCTTGCAATGGTCTTTTGCATAAGCTGCTCCGCTGGCATTTCCAAGCTAACAAACAGTACAGGCTTTGGCTTGTCAGATAACAGCGCAACATTCTCGGCAATGTTTAGGCAGAAAGTCGATTTACCCATTGATGGCCGAGCGGCAACAATTATCAAGTCACCATCACGAAAGCCGCCAGTCATTTGGTCGATATTGGCAAAGCCAGAAGATAATCCGACAATGTTAGTTCCCGATGTGAAGGCCGATTGCATTCTATCCAAAACTGACATTGCAACATCTGATGGATCTTTAAGCTCATCCTGCGCATCATCTGCACCGATACCAGCGACCACACTTAGCGCCGTGTTAATTCTGTCTGTAGGGTTTGCAGTCTTATCGTGAATAGACTCGCAAGCATAAAACAGGCTAGACAGCGCATTTCTTAGCTTTGCATGGTCTTTGACAATCTTGGCATAAACATGGACGTTTGATTGACTCGGCGTGTTTTTAGATATTTCGCCAAGATAAGAAAACCGAATGTCGTGATCTGCCTCATCGCGCTCTAGCTGGTCTGCAACTGTCACAATGTCAATTTGATAGTTTGCAGAAAATAGCTGGCGGATTGCTTTCCAGATTTGCTTATGCTGGCGCAAGTAAAAATCATCAGGATTAAGCATCTCCAGAGCCGTCAGCGCCTTGTCAGAGTTTGCATTGAGCATAACGCCGCCTATAACCGATTGCTCTGCGTCTGCCCTGTAGAATTGTTCCATGTTATTGTGCATTTTCTTTTAACCACTCCGCTTTGAACTCATTCATAAATTCTGGATTATCTTCCCAGCGCTTGTTGTTAATATACGTCGCTGCGTGTAGCTCTGCATATCCGACCACTTGCTTGTCTCGGCAATCCATGTAGTAAGCCAGCATCAAGTTCATCCAGAAGCGTGCTTGGCCTTCTGATTTGCCTTTTAGGAATAGCTTGAACTTGGCCAAGGCTTTTTGCTTGCCTTGCTTTGTTGGGTAGTGTTTCCAGAACTTATCGAACAGCTCTGATAAAAAATCCACTTTCGGCGATTCGATAGAATCGTCAATAGTATTTTTATTTACTTCTGTACTTTCTTTACTTCTTATAGTGTTGTTGCCTGCTTGTTGTGTGCCTGTTGTCTGCCTGTTGTCTGCCTGATACTTGTCATAGTTAACTATTGATATTAAAGAGTATTTTGAAGTTTTTACCCTGTTAATCATCTGATGCTTTTCTAGCAGGTCAACGAGCCTACGAAGGCGCATAACTGACACCTTTGTTTTCTCTGCGTAGCTGTCAAGGCCAAATATAAATTGACCTCTGCCGACAGTTATAACCTGACCATTAAACATTTTTGTCTGTGCCTCATAATTAGCCTCTGAAAGCATTCTGATCCAAACGGCAAGATACTCATTATCCTGCGCTATCCAGTGGCTCATGATGTCGCGCTGTAACTTTATCCAGCCGCACATAGCTACTCACCCATCTTAAAGCCAAGGGTTAATTGCGCCGCATCTTTCAGCCGCTCAATCTGCTTTACGTGTTCTTTCTTAACCTTCCGCCAAGCAACTAAACCTTTACCGCATTTACTCGCAACTTCCTTGTCTTGCTCCATGATGCTGATCGCCTGGTTGATCTGCTCCATCATTCCACTTGATGATTTAAGAAGCAATTCCATCTGGTTAAACGCATTAATGAATGCCTCTTTCCATTTGGCAGCCTCTTTACCAGTAAACCCCATCGCTAAAAAACAAAAGCCGTCTTTTGTCATTTCGTAGCATGGCAGCTTCTTGTTTTGCAAAGACACATAAGAGGACAGCGCAAAATTGCGCTCTCTAAATTCATCTGAGCAATCTAAGTTGGCAATATCTCGCAAAACATCGCGGTGATTCTTGCCAAAGAAGTCAGCGATTGCCTTGCTGCTTGCTGTTGGTTTGCCTTCGGTAATTAAAACTAATTCGCTCATCTTTCTATCTCCTGTTGGTTGATTTGCAAAATATACACTTCTTATTGACGAGATGCAAGTTTTGCATTACCATAGTCTTACTGAATAGCAATTCAGCAACGATTGGAGAATAGAAATGAAAAACAAATTTAAAGTTTGGGATTCTTACAAAAGAAGAATGACACACTGGAGCGAGCTGAAAAGTAATGGGTTTGAGCTTCTTTGTGCGGCACTTAGAGGCAAGGCTTTATTTTTAACTGCGCTACCTTTTACTGGCATTAGTGATGCGAAAGGGAAGGAAATTTACCTTGGTGATATTGTAAAGCTTAATGACACTTATGTTGCAGAAGTTGTGTTTTTAGACTGCGCATTTTCAGTGGTGACAAAAAGCGTTTACTCAAACAGAAAAAAAGACGTGAGCATTATAAGCTCGTTTGAATCAATTGAAGTTATTGGTAATGTTCGTCAGAACCCTGAATTACTGGAGAATAGAAATGAGTGATGTAATTTCCTGGGTTCGCGGTGTCGAGCCTGAATGTCAGCAGCTATCAATGGTTCATAATGCCGTTAGCGTGCCTGCTGAAATGAATTATGCAATCCAGCTATTAACGGCGAATCAATACGCCGCAGGAATTGCAGTTAAAAATCCTGTGTCAGTTCAGAATGCTTTGCGTAATGCTTCTGCAATTGGCATTAGCTTAAATCCAGCCAATAAGCACGCCTACTTAGTGCCTCGAAGCGGTGCAATCTGCCTTGATATTTCGTACATGGGCTTGATGCACTTAGCGCAATCAACAGGCTCAATCGAATGGGGTCAAGCTAAGTTAGTTTATCAGGCTGATACCTACGTCAACCAAGGTATTGACAAAGCACCACTGCATCAATACCCAGCCTTTGGCGCTCGCGGTGAATTAGTTGGCGCATATTGCACAGTTAAGACCTCAACAGGCGCATATCTGACTGAAGAAATGAGCATTGAGCAAATTAACAATGTGAAGATGCGCAGCGAGTCAGCTAAAAAGAATTCCGGCCCTTGGGTAACTGACTTTGAAGAAATGTGCCGCAAGACTGTAGTTAAGCGAGCTGCAAAGTATTGGCCGAAAGTTGACCGATTAAACCAAGCTGTTGAGTATTTAAATACAGATGGCGGTGAAGGCATTTCGCACGACGCGCCAGTGAAAGACGTATCGCCAATCAGTCTTGAGTCAGAAGCATTCCTTACTGATTACTACAACGGATTGCCGGAAGAAAATCAGCCAAAGTTTATGGCATGGCTGAAAGTTCAATCAATCGCACAACTAACCGAAGAATCAGCGCAAAAGGCTATTGCTGCGCTTAAGGCTAAGAAATGAAAGTGTCAATGGATGGCTTGAGAAGCAGCCTGCACCAAGAAGTTTCTCAATTAAAAAATATCGCAACCGCAATAGTTGACGGTGAGGATTTCTGCAAGTATGAGCTTATAGATGTTGTTAATGATTTAATCGCATCTAGCAATTTTATGAACTGCTGCTTTGTTGCTGACGATGAAGATTTCACAGATATGTCAGAAACATCTATTCAAATGATTGGTGAAGAAGAATGAGCTTATACAACACCCACATCGAGCGCCTAGCAAATCTGCAAGACGTGTTTGGCTTTGATGCTTCTCAGGTGCAGCAGGGAAGCGCTGATTGGAAAATTATGAGATATGGAGTTTTGACCGCTTCAAAAGCTGACAAGATTGTCGCAGGAAAAGAAACTGACGGCAGAGCAACATACATGAGCGAGCTTATTTCTCAAATTATATCTTGCGAAAGCGGAGATGAAAGCAGCTTTAAGCAAACTGATTGGGGCAAGCTTTATGAGCCAGCCGCTAGGGATGCTTTATCTGCAAAGCTTGGATTCGTTGACATCAAAGAAATTGCACTAATGTACCACGATGACAAAATGCGCGTAGGCATTAGCCCTGACGGTGTTTTTGGCAATACAGTATGTGAGATCAAGGCCCCTTATGATGGCACATTCCACGTTAAGCACATGGCGTTTAAATCTGTTAAATCCGAATGGCAATGGCAGCGACAAATGCAGATATTTGCTACAGGGTGTGAAAGGCACATATTCTGCACATACGATCCAAGAGTTGTGTTAAGCAACAATTTGTATGTAACAGAAACATTTGCAGACGAAAAGAAGCAGGCAACATTGCGCGATGCTATACCTGCTTTTATTCATGATTTAGATAAAGCTTTAGAGTCTTTAGGTGTGACATTTGGTCAGCACTGGCAGCATCTTAAGAGCTTGAGAAATTAAGCGAGTGTGTTATGATCTACTTATCAGCTAGGCGTAGGAACCGAATTGATTGCAGGGCAAAACCCGAAGACAGGTAGCACGATTTAAAACCCTGCATTAGGCGACTTGCTACAGTCCATTCCTAACTAATGCGGGGTTTACTTTTTGGTGGCTTATGAACAAAAGAGTTAAGCTTGTGTCAGGCGTCGGAGTTAATGATGCTGATTATTTAGTTGCAATAAACTGCAACGAAACAAAAAGATCATTGTTTAGATGTCGTTACTATGACTCATGGTCAGGAATGCTTGAAAGGTGCTACAACAAGAAGTATCAAGCAAAAAAGCCAACTTATATTGGCTGCACTGTTTGCGATGAATGGCTGATTTTTAGCAATTTCAAATCATGGATGATGACCCAAGATTGGCAAGGAAAGCAGCTTGACAAGGACATCATCAAGCCTGGCAATAAGATTTATTGCCCTGAGCATTGCAGCTTTGTTGACAACAAAACAAATTGCTTTGTGAAAGATAATAGCAGCAAAAGAGGCGAGTTCCCAATAGGCTGTAGCTGGCATAAAAGAGATAGGCACTTTAGATCTATGTGCAACAATCCAATTTCAAAAAAAGTAGAGAATCTTGGCGGATTTGATACCGCAGAAAAAGCGCATCTAGCTTGGAAAGCAAGAAAACATCAAATAGCCTGCCAATTGGCAGATTTACAAACTGATCCGCGAGTCGCCGAAGCGCTTCGCACAAGATATTTATAACAGAAGGAAAACAAGATGAATGTTTTAGTCGTATCAGGAAATATCGGCAAAGATGCCGTTGTGCGTAAAGCTGGCGAGCAGTCAGTAGCAGGATTTAGCTTAGCAATGAAGTCAGGCTATGGCGAGAAAGCGCAAACTATTTGGCTGGATTGCTCGCTATGGGGCAAGCAAGCTGAGTCAGGATTAGTGCAGTATCTTAAGAAAGGGCAATTCGTAGTGCTATCTGGTGAGCTTGGCACTCGTGAGCATGAAGGCAAAACATATCTGACATTGCGCGTTAATGACGTGACTCTTGGCGGAAAGTCTGAGCAGTCAAGCCAACAGCCGCAGCAGCAACAACAACCGCAGCGCCAAGCTCAACAGCCACAACAAGGTTATCAGCAGCCTATGCCGCAGCAAATGCAGCCGCAACAGTATGACAACTACGGCCGGCCAATTCAGCAGATGCCGGATTTTAATCAGCCATTCTAACTGGTAGGATTTCCAAGCGCCTAAATCTGTGCGATGGTGGCGCTTTATTGATTGGAGAATAAGAATGACCGACACAAACAAAAAGAGATTAAAAATACTGGTTGCGTGCGAGTACTCAGGCCGAGTGCGCGACGCGTTTATTAGGAAAGGCCATGACGCAATAAGCTGCGACCTGCTGCCTTCAGATAGTGATTTCGGGCCACATTATCATGGCGATGTTTTTGACATAATCAACAATGGATTCGATTTGCTCATAGGTCATCCGCCATGTACTAGACTTGCCAATTCCGGTGTTCGCTGGCTTGCAGAGCGCAATCTATGGGAAGAAATGCGCCAGGCTGCTGAGTTTTACAAAGCGCTTAGAAATGCACCAATTAAGATGAAGTGTATCGAAAACCCAATAATGCACAAATACGCCAGAGAGTTACTCGGAAGCGTACCGCGCCATGTTGTGCAGCCTTGGTGGTTTGGCGAAAAGACATTCAAAGCCACCGGCTACGAATTGCAAAACCTGCCAGCACTGAAGCCATCAAACAAATTAACACCGCCAAAGCCTGGTACTGATGAACATAAGGAATGGTCGTGGGTTCACAGATGCCCGCCAAGTCCTCTGCGCTGGAAGATTCGCAGCACCACGCCGCTAGGCATTGCGGAAGCTATGGCAGAGCAATGGAGTGAACTCATCTGACCAGTTAAAAACAACTTTACACGCGGATTTGATTGAACTAGATTGTAGTTACACCAAAACAAGCAGTAGCCAAGCCGCGCTGAGACGGCGAGTAACTAAGATGGAATTTAAACCGTTAATCGACTATGCAAAAGCTCCAGAGCGCCGTCGCAGTATCGAGGCTGACACTGAGTCTTTCTTTAAGTCAGTAATTCAGTGGAGCGCTGTTTTCGCGTGTTTTATGGTTGTTTTAATGATGGCAGGAAATGCTGGTTATTTTAATTAATTGGAGATTGGGGATGAGTGAAGTTTTACCGTTAACGCCAGAAGAAAAGAAATGGCTGAAGAAACTACAGACCGTTTTGAATGAATGCCCTTCCAATAGGATGGAAAGTTACACGATTGGGGATGACAACATTGTCATATACGATATTTCCGCAAATGATTCAGAAGAAGCTAATAGATTAAGCAGTGACAACAATGACTGGTGTCATGTTATTGATGCTACTGACACTGAGTTAGCAATTATTAATTTCCCATTTGCCGTTTTATCGACAGCAGGATAATTGAAATGACAAACGAACAAATCAAAAAAGACTACGTCAAGTTTTTAGAAACTGGCTGCGACTACTCCGACGAAATGTTTAAGCGCGACCAGGCTCAGATTCAAATGGGCAACTTTGTTTCTGGCTTGTGCTTGTTTGCTGCTGGTTTGCTTGCTGGTTTTGTGTTGGCTAATTTGGTAGGTGTGGCATGAAAAGTTATGAAGAGTTATTGGCTGAGAATGAAGCTTTAGTGGCTCAGGCTGCCTTACTTGTTTCTTTAGTGAAAGAAGCTGCCGAAGCTGATGAGTCAAAAGATTTTTTAGGCCATGATTGGCATGATAAATATTACGATAAATTCGCCACAGCAGAACACATTGCAGAGATTAAGGCTGAAGCTATTGAGGAATTTTGGTTTGCTGGCGCTGGAAAAATGACAACTGACGAGGCCAAAGAATACGCCGACAAAATCCGCAACACCGGAACCTGGCTCAAAGACTCAAACGTAAACGGCGGAAAGCGTCAAGGTGGTGAAAAATGAACAGCCTCACAGAAGCAAAAGCCGCTCTAGTCGGTTGTCGTTGTAAATCACAAGTCATGGCAGTAGTTGACGCCTTTAGCGAGAAATGCCGCTTTAGTTATTCCGACGATTTGAGCCTGCGAGATAATGCAGTTATTGCAAGCCGTCAGTGCAAGCCTAAGGTGGCGAATGTGTTGGAGTTTGCTGCGCAGCAGTGGGATAAGCTATGAACCGAAAAGCCAAAGCAATTGAGTTATTGCAACAAGGCGCAAGCACTGCACAGATTGCTTGCGATGCGTGCATTTCGCCAGTTTACGTAAGCAAGATCCGCTGCATGATTGGCAAGCAAACCAAACACAGAAAGCCTAAGCGCAATTATCTGCAGACTGTTGAATTGTCGGAGTTGAAGTTATGAAAAAATGCACAATCAGAGTAAAAGCAACTGGAAAAGTCATTACCGTAAAAAGCTACGGTTGTGGCTGGGTAGACTGCTGTGGGAATTTCTATCATCGGACATCTGCGGAGTTAGTAAATGTCAATAATGATTAATCTTGAAAACGTATGTCCGCACGATAAGCGACTAGTCACTGCGCTAGCTGCTGAGGGCTTGAGTGCTGGAGCTATCGGTAATAAGTTTGGTTTCAGAGTTCAGAAAGTAGTTGCGATATGTAAAGAGGCTGGTGTTTTCGTCAAAACGATGAAAGAGCGCTCGCCAAGCATGGAAGAGAAAATGATGAATCTAATCATTCAGGGTGAGCTAAGCCAACAAGCTATATCTGATATGCTGCACGTATGCACAAGTCGAGTCAGAAAGCTTCAAGCTGAACTGCTGGAGTTTGAATGCGGCAAGGCTCGTGAGTTTTGGCGGTCTAAGATGGCTGCTAAGTATCGCAAGGTTTCGGCGCTAACTAATGACGGAATGACAATTGCCGATGCTTGTCGAGTTGTCGGTGGTATTTCCACTGCAACTTACACACGGTACAAATCAGCCGAAAAAAAAGCCTCGGTGGTTAGTCGAGGCTAAAGCGGGTTACGATTGGAGATTCGTAGAGTTAAGTCTATCAGCAAGTTGTCACAGTTACAAATCCTGCAAGAGTTTTCTTTTTGCAGCCAGTCAACAAAAAGCCATTTGGATATGTGGCAGATGTGCCGATAATCTCAGGATTATAATTGCCATCTGCCAATGCTGTTACAGCTCCAATATCTAGGCTTAAAGTCACATCATCAACAATTGAAACGTGATTGGTTAAGTTGTAAGACTCGGAACCAATCTCAACTGTGATGCCTGTGAAATTGTTTAACCCATCTGCCGCAAATGCTTCGGTAAACGTAAAGCTAAACATCACCGGATTGTCGCGCCCTTTAATAATGACGTTTTGCATGGCTCACCTATGACATTGTGATTAATGGCGTTGATAGCTGCAGCCGCTGAGTATCTCCTGCTGCGATTGTGCGCGAGCCACCGAAAGACCAGAAGCCAATCAACTCATCATTTGTTGCAGTTTCATTGTATAAGACAGCGTGCGTGTACGGGCCAAAGCCTGAACCTGTGCCAGTCAGTGTTTGATCAAGTGACACCGCCAGCGTATAAGTGCCGCCTGTTTGACTTGACGCTGTTACAGTTACAGTTAATCCACCTGTATATCCGCCGCCGTTGCTAATCTCTGCAACATCAGCCTTTACATTTGATGCTGATGCGCTTGGTGTCGCGTTGGTTAAGTAAACCTTCAATACATCGCTGCCAAGGTTATGCTTTTTCTCTGCGACAGCCTCAATAAAGCTGTTAATTTTTACATAGGTTAAATCTGCCATTTAATTACTCCATCTTACTGAAACGTGATCAAGTTCAAAGTTAGCTGATACGTTATCAGCGCTGAATAGTGCAGAGATTGAATCATCTGCAAACATAATTGTATAACCTTCAATCGTTACTGTCACTTCGCCTGACCAGGTAGAGATTAGGCGATTGCCTGAATAGCTATAAACTCCACCAGATAGATTTGATGAGTAACTTAAAATTGAGTTTAGCGAGCCGCCAGCGCTTGTAAAGTTAGCTCCAAGCATAGCACTAGACATTCCAACAAAAGAGCCTAGCGAGCTTCCTAATGACGAATAAACGCCACCAAGCATTGAGTCATCAAAGCTTTGCGCAGCGCCTGAGAAAGTTGAAGTTAAAATGTTGCCTAAGTAGCTATAACTTCCGCCATTCAGTAAAGACGAATAACCGCGAGTCGCTGATAAGTTTCCACCTGAACTTGTGAAAGTCGCAGAATTTAAAACTGAGCTATAACCGCGAGTGACTGCAAGAGTGTTGCCACTGGTTGAGTATGTTGCGCCGTTAAGTGTTGAGCCGTAACTTGCAGTAGCGGAAAGTGCATTGCCAGAGCTTGTGAAAGTAGCTCCGCTCAGAGTGTCATTGTATGCGGTGCCACCGCCGCCGCCTGTTGGTAGCTTTTGCGCACCGTAAGGCTGAAAGCCGTAGCTATTTAGCCCGTACATTTAAGCGCCCATAGTTCAGGTAGTCGGTTTAACTCACCGCTATTTGGCAAAGACTTAACTAAGTCAAGCACGCGGTCTTTCTCGCCTTGCAGCTTACCATATACCTGCTTGTACAATGCCTGTTTGCGCTTAACCTTCTCTACCATCTGCTCGACAGTAATACCGCGAGCTTCTGCCATGGCTTGCAGTAGATTTAGCGGCTCAAGTCCGTTAGCCTCACTCGCCTGCGTTGGCCATGAGTCTTTTTCCTCTTGCGTCACATCAGCAGTAACAGCCGACACTTTAGCAGAAAACCACTCGTTAACTTCTTTGACCTTTTTTGCTTTTTCTATAGCCCAAGGGTTGTACGCTGCAATTAAGTTATTAACTCGCTCATCGCTTGCGTTAGCTTGCCACTCACCATTTTGTGATTGCTCAAGGAAAACACCTTCACTAGCCAGGTATTCATGAAGTCCGATCCCAAGCTCGATGTAGTTAATCATTGAATACCGCCTTTTAACATTACTTGTGGCGCGCCCGCATTCATAATTGCAGCCATGGCACCATTGGTTGTTGATGGCAATGCAGTGTGTTGGCTGGCTCCGTCATTGTACCAGTGTGACAACGGGTTAGACTGATAAGTGTTTGGCGACAATCCAAGGTCGATGATATTCGTGCTTGTTGACATGATTCTTGGTGCGCCGTTACTGATAACCGCAAATCCGTAAACGCCCTGACCTAGCTTGATGTCTGTGTTGATAAACTTGATACCTGTGGTCGAAGTGTCAACAGTGCCAAGGTCAATCAATAGCGTAAAAACTGAATCATAGTTGTTGCCAGTGTCAGGTTGCTTAATCATGTTGTAAATGCCAATACGCATGGTTGATGATGCAGCTTGCAGCGTGCATGTGTAGGCGATTGTCGAGATTCTAACTGGCGCAGTGATTAAGGTTGGCGTCACATACATCCGGTTTGCTGTTAGTGTAATCTCACCTCGAATACCTGTAGATTGACCTGTCAGCGAGTAGTTGACTTTGTTAAGCATCCTAGAGCCAAACGCCCGCGCATCGGTAGGAACGAAAACACGCTTATTCCCTGCCGGGAAGTCAATCTTCGCAGTGGTTCCTAGCGAGTTATTAAACACGTTTTGACGCACTAAGGTAGTTGATGCTGAAAGATAGCCCTCGCCAAGCTCCCAGTTGCTATTGGTGTCTTCTATGCGATACGGAAATAAATGGTTAGTGCCGTAAAAGCTGTTGAACGTCGCCCCGTAAACGTAGTTAGCAGCATCGATAATTGCACCAGCTAGCGTGAAGCTGCCAGTGCCTGTACTTGTGCTAGTTTCTGCAATGTTATTTGCGCTCATTTAGCCTGTCCCATTCGATTGACTCATAACAATGATTTTTTTGCCATGGTCGAAATAGTGCATTGATAAACCATTGATACAGTTTATACCGTTTTTTGTCAGTAGTCAGCGCTTTGTAGCCGACATACCCGCTAATTGTTTGGTCTGGATTAGTGCCGAATAAAAGCACAGCAAAGAATTGGTCAACTGAGATTAGCAGGTTGTAGGCTCTGCTCATTTCACCGCCCGCTTGCTCATCAAGTCAGAGATTAACGGCGCAATATTCTGAATGGCGCGCTCACCGAATAGAAAGCCAAGCACTAACAGGTTAATAACCCACATTGCCGACTCTTGCTGCTCTGTGTAAGTCCACTTTCCGCTAAACCATAAAAAGTTGATGTATAGCGTAGAATAGCCCCAAACCTGCCGCTGCATTGCTCGCGTGAATATAACGAAAGCGCCAACAAAAGGAATTGTTTTAAGCTCACTTACAGTTCCTTCTAGCTGCGCAATCCTTTCTGTCACAGCCGCCTCCGCCTCAAGTTGCAAGCGCTGCCCTTCCATCTGATGCTGATGATCAACCTCTTTGATTTTAAGCTGCAATAGCGCCTTGTCAGCTTCTGACATATTTGGCGGAAAATAGTCCTTAATCCCCTGATAAATCTTATCACCCCAAGCGCCAGTGAGAAATTCGCCAATGCCTTTTAGAATGCTCATTCAATCACCACCTCAAAAGTTTCAGGCAATAACGCCAAGAGTTTATCTAGTGTAACTTTGGAATTGGCAACATCCGGTATAGTGTCGCCATCTAAGAAGCCAATTGAGCTACCAACTAGAATGCAACCTTCAATCTGTCGAGTGTAGTTGCCGCTGTGAATTTGAATATTGCTGCGATTAGGCACATCTTTCAATTCTACAACTAAACCGTTTTTGTGCGATTGACGCTTGAAAGCTTTGTACTTTCCTTTCGGAATGCAGCTTACGCTGCGCTCATTGCCTAAGTCTCTTAGCTCAAGAGTGAAGCATTGAAAGCTGCCAACTGACAGTCTACCCAGCGTGCAATCCGAATGATACCAGCGTTTTATATTAATCATTTAACCACCTTGCTAATCAGCAGTGATGAGTGCCCGCGGCAATCTCAGCCTCAATTTGCTCAATTGTCATTTTCTGACAGCGAGCGCTTGCAATAATTAATGCGATGAAAGGTGCAGATGTAACCAGCCATAACGCAATAACTAACATGATGTCTTGTAGCATTTTTTATCTCCTAAATTTTAAGTTCAATACGATAATAGACCGTATTTGAACTACCTGTTAGTTACTAAGATTTTAAATTTAGTTTCGTTCTCTAACTGCGCTGCTGATCCGTCAGTAATATCAACAAACTTTATTTTAAATACCCCATACGCTTTATCTGCTTCAGGTACAGTGAATGTGATATTTGCACCCATAAACCCCCCAACCTGGATGAAAACATCATAATCTAAATTTGGCTGTGTCGGAATGTTTATCCCCTGCTCAGTTTGACTGTATGCAGGAACAGTTACTGATTGCTGAGAAATTATTTTAAATGTGTCCCCTTCACTATCAATTGAAACTGTGCTTGGCATTCTGTAGCCTGATGATGTGTTGCCAGTGTAATACCAATTACTGATGCTGAAAGCTGACACTGGCGGTATTGGCACGCCGGATCTAGCGCCAGTAACAAATGATGTTAAACCTGTGTGGCTTTCACCGTTTACTGCTATTTCACAGTTATCGTCAAGTATTTTTATAGCGTAATTGTTCGACTCACCACCGACTCGCTTGCCAAGCACCTGCAAACCATTGATTGCCAAACCCTGTACTGAATAATATTCACTACCGCCGCCAATCTCAATGCCGGACATGCCAGCCAGTAACAAACCTTCAATGTGGCCCCCTGATATGGTTGCTTGAGGGTAATAAAAATTACCTGTATTACGAATTCTAATATGGGCTGTGCCACCGTCACAGTGTTCGTAAGCTCCACCGATGATGTGCAATGATCTAACTGTGTCAACGTCCAAGGCAAAGCTATCCGACCCATTTGACCAAACTCTGTTAAGCTGGATAACGGTAGAGTTCTTCACTTCGATATTTGGCCCAGTGCACCACAATACTGTCACATCGTCTAAATATGATGGGACATGAACCTTATCAAAAATAACGCCTTTACTATCACCACCGTTCTGCTTGTTACCGCTTATCGTTAGGTTTTTAACGTAAATGTAATCAGCTCCGCTACCAGTAAACTCCGCACCTAAAACACAGTCAGTAGTTGTGCTTGGCGCTAGTTCAATCCACGTTGCCTCTGCTCCGTCACCATATAAAGTTACCGCTGGCAGCATTGATACTTTTGCCGAAACCCTGAAAACTCCAGAGCATAAATGAACTACACCAAACGAGCCTGGAATACTAGATAATGCCTTGTTCAATGGGATATTCTGATAATTATTGCCGCCAAGAGATGTAGGCAAAGCGCCAAAGAAAGTAGCTTCAATATCTCCGTAAAAATCTCGAACATAACAACCAGTCCCTGAACCTGTCCAGTTCAATAGCGTGGTTAAATTAGCCGTAGTGCCGTCCCAAGCCGATACCGCTTCAGGGGCTATAATAGTTCCGCCGTTGTGGTTAGATTTGCTCAGATCCGAACGATAATAAAAATCACCACCACCAACAGGCCTTGCAGTATATGCCGCCCATCCATCGTGAAACGATTTCACTTTGACTCGCATGCCTTCTGATAAACCAGTAACCGGCAACAGCTTTATATGTGATACACCTATCGCAGCGCTTACAATATGAAGCGCCTTTTCTCCGGAAACTAATTCCTCACTGTCATCAGCAGCTAGCTCGGCCCTAAATCCTCCATCACTGACTAAAACCCAGCTGCCAACGCCTGTTGGAGTCGGCGCGCTTCCTGCAGTTACAGTTTTTGGCAATGCGCCATCCCATCGCCAAAATGATGAACCGTCAGAAACTACGCCATTTGATTGCGATACTGTGCAACCTGCCGCGAAAGTTCCGACAGGAATATAGCCTGCATTCGCTAGCGCTGCGTCAAATTGCGCCTGTAGCGCTGCAATGTCTTGCAGTTGGATCTCAAGTTGTGGAGTGCCTGAGATATTTACATCTAGCGTATATATGCCATCCGGCGCATAAAAACCATAATAGCCCTTAGCATTTGCCGTCAAAGGATTGGCAAGAGTGGCACCACTAATGTCATCTGTAGCGTACAGAGTGACAGTTGCGCCAGTAGACTTAAGTTTAACAGTAACCTGCGCACCTGCAGCAGCATTACCGTTAATCACGTTAGCGAATTGATTAATTAATTGTCCGTTATAGCGTTGCATTTTTTGCCCTCGAATTGGTTAATTAATCATAGCATTAAATTATTGCGCCGCGAATCTGCGTGCTGTTATTTCCGCCAGTGATTACTAAAGTATTTCCGTTTTTATCGATTGATGGCCCGCCGCCAAGCTCGCCACCTGTAAAGCCATCTTGATCGTCTGTGTGACCATCGCCGCCAGTGCCGCCGTAGTTTTTAGCGCCGACAGCGCCATTTGTCGCAGAGTTTGTGCCAGTGCCAGCAATGCCGCCTGCGCCACCATTTAAACCTTGACCGCCGCCGCCGCCAGCGCCTGCAGATGTTTGAGAAATGCCGATACAAGCACCGCTACCGCCTGTGCCGCCATTACCGCCGCCAGCGATTAAGCCAAACGTGTTATCAATGGTAACATCTGTTGATAGCTCAAGCGCTAGCCCGCCATTATCTCCAGGGAAGCCAAAGACATTAATGCAGCTAGCGGTTTCTGAATCATATTCAGGACTTGCACCTTCACCGCCTTGGCCGCCTGCGCCGATAATTTGCCCTTGATTGATTAGCTTGAGTGTCGCGCCGCTTGCAAATGTACCTTGAAAAAATGCAGGGTCTGTTGTTGTAGTGCTGCCGAAAGTCGCGCCTGTATTGATGACAACAATGTATTCTCTCGCTTCGCTAAAGTCGAAGTTATCCGAAAGCACGTAATTGTAATACTCGCCTGCGTCAATGTAATAATCAGCATTTGGCGGGATGTTCGCCTTGTAGCTGATGCCTGTAACTTTCCATTTATCAGGTTTATTCGATGCCACTACGCTTGTGCATTGGCAAACTAGAATTTCTGACTCGAAAGCGCCGTTACAGAAAACAGTGTTGACAGTCTCAACTGCGAATACCGAACCCAGCCACATGCGCCCGCCTGCGATTGTGCCAATGTATTTTGTGTCAACTTCAAAGCTGACCTCAGTTGGTATCTGGCTAAATCTTGACACGTTGCGCTGTGCGATGCCTGCAGCAATTTGATTGCCGTTTGGCGTGTTTGGAAGCCATCTTGATACTACATCTTTTCCAGCGTTTTTAGTGCCAAGGCGCGATTTGTCTTCCTCGATTATTGCCGCAACGCGGAAAGTGTTAGCGTAATTCGCTTGGTCATCTTTAGAGTAATCAACCGGAGCCCATGATACGAGCTGCCGAGTTACCAGTTTGTCGAATTTATTTGTTACTCGCAGAGTGTCTAGCTCAAGATGCTCAACCTGGTTAAATGTGATTACTGGCTCATCGAAATTTGGAGTCGCAGAGATTTTAATGGCCCGCTCAACCACGTCAACATACATTGTTAACCCAGCAATCTGGATTAAATCATTAAGCATCTTTTTTACTTCAGTTTCTTTGGCAATGCAGTTGATTAGGCCAAAGTTTGCAAGCTCACCTGCTTTCAAATCATCCCATTCAGCAGTAGGAATGTAAGTGGTATCGATATCAGTGTAATTGCGGATCAAGTCATCAATAATATCAATGATGTTGGTGTCAGTAGCGTATGCAATGCAGCGTTGAACAGTTGTGTTTACTGCGTGGTCTGCGCTAACAGTTCCGAATTGCGCTCTGGTTGTAAGTGCTACAACAACCGGTGAAACGCCTGTCGCGCTTGTGACAGTGTACTTGATGTACTCACTATCGATAGCCATGTAACCAACAAAGCCATTTGCGCCAAACTTGGCCTCGATTTCATCTGCAGTCAGTCCTGACTCTAGCGTAATAGTTGCGCTAGTTGATGCTGTCACTATCGGAGTGCCAAGCTGCGCGTTTGATGCCTCTGGAGCCTTTGCGTTTATGCCGTTAGTTAATGCTAAAACGTCAATAAGATTAAACGACACATCAGCATTGAGCGATACGCCCTGATATTCGTCGATAATGTAATGCTCTGTCTGAAAGTTGGCTTCATCATAAACGCCGTTGACTAGATAGCCGCGCTTGATTCGTGCAGGTCTGTTTTTCACAAAGTTGCGAGCAAATAGTTTTGCAAAGTGCGAGCCTTCAACTCTGCGGTCTGCATATAAGCCTGTTAGCTCGAAAGCATCAGATGACTTGAAGTCTTTCAGGCTGATTGATGCTGAAGCACGAAAGCCAATATCGATACCTGGATTTGCTTTTGGTGGCTGGCTTTTTGCGTTAACCAAGTACGGAAAGCAATCCAAGTTGCTGATGCGCTCGTTTGAATAGCGATAGGTGCGAAACTCGCCTTCTTTGTATGCTCTCACATCATCTGTGGTTTTTGGTGTGCCGTAGCTAGCTGGATCTAATGCAAACTCAGCATCATAAGCCGGATCATTGATATCCAAATCAATCTCAAAAATAACGCATGATTCGCGCTGTGATTGCGCCTTGATTGTGTCGAATGTCATACGATACCTTTGATGTTTAAAGTTACCGAAGTGAAGTAAGAGCTATCAAACTTTGGCTTTGATGCAGACCAATGCCCGAAAATTACAGAGCTTAAACGGTCTGTCTGATCCCATCCGCACCAAACAGGCCGACCTTTTGCCAGAAGTCTAAATGTTCTAAATTGGTTATCCATAAAATCTGGCGTGATGTAATTAAACTGCATCACTTGTTCACTGCCGCGCTTTTGCACAGTTGACGCGCCAAAGTTTAAAGCTTGCGTTTGGCTGATAGTTACATCGTCTTCATCTGACCATTCACCTGGCTGCAAGCCAACTGCAGGCAATGACGGCATTTGCAGCGCCAAACCAAAAGCAGCCTCGCCAACGTAAAGCGTTGAAGTTGCTACAAACTGAATTCTGACTTTTGTTGTGTAAACCGTCTGAAATACGCGCATAACTGGCTGCCCGTCTGCTGTGCCGTTTAAGTCGCATTGCAATACATAGGCAGAGCCATTCCAAGTGTAAAACTTTGCAGTAACGCCACCACTTGACCAGTTAACGCCTGCCAAGCCGACACAGTTAACGCCTTGCTCTGTGATGTTCAAGTCAATGTTTGTAGTGCCTGATGCGGCCGAATAAAAGATGTTAGTCATCCAGTCATGCAGCCTGCCAACATCGCCGCCAGCAGTTACAGTTGCGCCAATCATTGCATTTTCGTACAAGATAAAAGTCGATTTGGTATCAACGCCGCCGCTAGTAAGCGGAGTGCCAACAATTAACATATCCATTAAGCTGAACCCTCTAGGCGTTGCACTGATTCTAATGATGCCACTAATCGACGGGTAAAGCTAACAGGCAACACCTCGTCTCCGTCCAAGTCGTTTAATTGTCGCTGTAAATCAGCCAAGCCAGCAATCTCAAAACTGCCAACAGTTGGCGCTGATTGTGGCGTTGTTGGCATTGCAACTGATGATGAGCCGCCACCAGCAGAAGCAATACTTGATCCGCCACCGCCACCAGAAAACGAGCCAGCAACAGCAGAGGCTAATACAGCAGCAGCAGAAGCCTTGCCAGCAACAGAGATTGCACCAGCTAGACCAGCGCCAGCGATAGGGCCAAGACCGATAGGCGGCGGAGCTAATGCAGCAGCCGCTGCCGCTTCTGATGATGCGTAAATGCTGAAGGCTTGGTAAGCGCCCATGGCAACCCGCGCCGCCTTCACAATCGCATTGGAGCGGCCAAGGAATGTTTCTAGGATTGATACGCCTGAAGACATGGCCGACAAGTTAGCGTTGCGGATTCTGTTGGTAGTATCTTCGGCAACCTGCGCCCGACGCAAATCTAATTCTTCCTCACTCAGCGCATACTGCTCATTAATAGCCTTGATTTGCTCTTTGAATGCAAGTTCTGCATCAATCTTTTGCGCGTCAGTGATTGCTTTATTTTCCATCAACAGGGAAAACTCAGTCGATGCAGCCAGCAATCTCGATGCAGTCTGAGCGGCCAAATCTGCTTCCTCTTGCGTGAACTGCTCCGCTCTAACTGCGCGCATCAATTCTGCTTGTGATGCAAAAGTATCTGTTTCAAGCTGCATATTGGCGATGCGCTCTTGTATGCGCTGCTGCTCACGCTCCGCCCTGCGCGCATCTTCTTCATCTTGACGCGCTTTCTGTTTAGCTTGTTGCTCTTGCTCTCGGCTAATACGCAACAACTCCGATGCAGCTTCTTTCTGTGCTTTCTGCGCCTGCTCTAATTCGTAGATTGCAACGATATGCTCAGTTATGCCTGCGTCTAGATTTTCAACACTATCGAGTTGCAACTGCTGCGCTGCAGCATAAAGTCTGCCTTCTAGCTCGCCTTGCTCTAATGCTACTCGCTGAAGCTCAAGGTTTGCAGTTAACGCTGCAGAGGCTTTTGCTTGCTCATCCGTTGCAGCGATATTGGACAAGCCTGCGCTGCCAGTTTTCTCTATTTGCTTTGACAGCTCATCCTGCTTTTCCTTGGCGCTATCTAAAGCCATGCCAACTTGGAGTAATGCAGAAGCGTATGCTCCCTGTGACGAGCCACCCTGCTTCAATAGCTCGATGTATTGAGACTGCTGTCGCTTCAGGTTATCAATTACAGTCTGTTGTTCCTCGAACTTAGCGTTAAGCTCTGCCACCTTAACAACAACAGCGTTTGCCTTGTATTCATCCTGAGTGGCAATGATTCCTTTTAGCGCATTATCAAAATCAGTAGCCTTCTCTTCAGCCTTGGTAAATGCTGCAACTAATGGCCCAGCAAGAGCAGCACCGATGCCGACAACAGCACCAAGTAAAGGAAAGCCAAGTACAAAACCCAAGTCTGCCGCTTGTTGAGATAAAGCAACAAACGGAGAAACGCCGCCTTGCACCTGCCCGACCAATTGCTGCACCTGCATAGCCGCCTGACCAGTAGTCCTGCCAAGATTGCCAACAGCCTCATTGGTAGCTCCTACAGCAGCCTTTACGCCTTGAGCAGTCTTTGTCAGGTCTGTATTTAATCCGGCAATTTCTGCAGTAGTTTTGTCAGTTGATGTGCCGAGCTTGACCATTGATGAGTCAAGTTGATTAATCTGCTGCTGACTGTCGCCCGCTTCAATCTTGACTCTGATAATCTTATCGGTCATCTTTTTAGCCTTTGCTTGTCTAAATCTGATTTCAGTTTATCATTTCTCAGCTTGACTAAATAGTCGTCGAGTCGCTGCCAAATGCTAATTGCTAAATCTTGCTCATAGATAACAGTATAAGCTAAACGATCAAGCGTTGCGTAATCAATTCTGCACTCTGGTTTAGCCTCTCGCAATCCATCATAGAAGCGACTAAGCAGCATCTGTTGCGCATCGGTAAGCTGCACTGCATTAATCTGCTCCAGCACCTTCTGAGCGTGTTTTGTGCCAAGTCTTTTATCTAATTCTGCTGCCGCTTTGTAGTCCGACTCTAAATCACTTCCTTTAAAGTCGGCTGCTACTTTTTTTTGATTTGCTCAAGGTCTTCTTCTGCTTGATCGTGCAGGTAGTTTTCAAAGTTATGCGCAGCCATCCATAAAACAGCATTTAGTGAAAGATGATACTCAGGATTAAGAAACACTTTCCGAGCTGCGTCTTGCGAGTATGGCAAGTCTGAATCATCCTCATTAAACAATCCCTGCCAAGATGCACAGCCATACTCAACCAACCAATGCGCACGCAATAACAAATCATCTTCTTCCTGCATCCGGTGGAATGGGCCAAAGATTTGCATTTGTAAGTCACGCACAAGCTTTTTGCTTTCTTTGGTGCCTGAACGCCTGATGTAGAATGTTGCCGAGCCTAGCGCGATAGGTGCGCCGTCTTTTTGTAGCGCTAGGCTTTCTTGGTATTCTGATAATTTCAATTCGATTCTCCAATAAAAAAGGCTCCGCAGAGCCTTAGTTTATTCTGTTTACCTGGTTATTGCCAGTTTCGGAAAACTGCAATTGTGTAAGCTAGAGACGTTGATTTCTCAGCAGCCAAGCTGAAAGAGTCGTTACTAATCACATTCTGCCCATCTTCCATGTCCCAAGCAGTTAAAACGCCCTGAGGAATGTAGATAACAGTCTTATCACCGCCGCCATGGTCAAACTCAACACCGAACGCTGTGCGAGTGCCTGAGTAGTACAAATCTCGAATGTTCATCGAGTCGGCAATGCTTGAGCGGCTAACGCCTTCAACAGTTACATCAAACTGACCGCGACCATAACGACTAACACAACCTGCAGCATCATCTTTCTGATAGTTGTTGTTGATGTTGATAGTTGCTGATTTCAGTACGCACAAAACAGAAGCGCCGCCGAAATACCAGTTTGCCACGTTTTGCACTGCAGACAATGGTGCATCAGTTAATGCTGCCGCATCTGTTTGGCCGCTGATTGCAGTTGTAGCAACTGAGTCTTTTTCAAACATCATCGAGACAGTGCTGGTTAAAATGCCAGTCTCGCCAACAGCTACAGATTGACTATTTACAATGCCGTCGAACGGAGTGTAGAAGTCGATGTCATCAACTGCGCTTTCGTCAATAACGCGATTCTGGCCTGTGTAATAGGTCGGAGTGTTAGCGTTAATTGTGCGATTACACTTAACAGTAACAGACGCGCCTGCCGACTCAGTAACAGCCGGAGCAGGGTAAGTTGTGATTGCGGTGCTTGATGCTTTCGCCGTTACCAGGTAAGTGCGATTAAGTGAAGCACCTGCAAAGCCAGTAACGAAAATAAAGTCACCAACATTCACGTTTGCAAATGGAGTGCCTGCAGCAGCGCTTAAGCCTGTGCCTGTCGCACTGATGTTTGACGCTGTTACAGATAACACTGTTTCTGTGCCATGAACCGCAGATACCAGCATTCCAACGGTTTGCTTGGTCACTTCGGTTTCAATCTCTGCCATAATCTCTTTTGTATCTTGGATTTGACGAACAGCGTTAAAATCTAAAGACACTTCAGCAGATTGTGTGTAATTGATTGTTTTCTTTGCCCGACCTGAAACACGACGAAATGCCGTAAATACTGGTGAAGCGTTAATTGCCCCCTTCGCCGTTTGTGGCGAAAGATAAACTTTAAAATCACCACCAACTAGCTGGCGGTCTGAAACTGTTGATGGCATGTTAATACCCCTCGCAATAAGAATTGATTGTTACTTGATAACCCAACCATGGATCATCTTCTATTTTAGCTGTGTTGGCTTCAAATGTCTTTACATTGCCAAATTCTGTGTTTTCAAACAGGTCTGTAATGCTTTCGCAGATTTGCATGTTTGTGTTAATGCCTGACTCTTTTGGTGTAAATACGTCAACCACAATCAGCATATTTCTACGCACCCACTCAGCGCCACCGCCAACAGCAACGTTTGTTGATGCAGTAGGAACAATAGTTAAACGCGCCCAAGGTTTATTTGCTGGCTGAGTCCATCCAGATTGATTTGGATAGTAAACGCCACCTGTTAGCGCCACAGGCTTATTACTGTTTAATCTTGCAATGATATTGGTCACTGCAACCGATAATCTTTTATCTGCCACTTGATGCCACCGCCTTTGCTATTTCAGCCTCTACGAATTTAGATGGCGCTTGAGCAGACCAGCCATCATTAAGTCTAGCTGCATAAGGCAAGTTATTGACTAGCCACAAATCAGGCAAGCTGCTTAATGGGTAATCCATCACCACAGCTCGCGCCCGCTCGATTGCTTTGCTGCCGCTAATGTCGCCATCTTCAAGCGTTTCTGTTGAAGGTGAGCCAATCGACATTAGCCAGTTATTTTTAAATACGCCCGTATCAAATGGCGATTCTTGCACAATGCGTTGATCAATCAAAATACCTAAACTTCTTATTTCCTGTGACGTGAATTCAGTAAGCTCAACCTTAACCGATAGACCATCTGCATAAGTAGTCATTAGATAGCCCTCAAAATCAATCTAACAGCAGCATCAGCGCCGTCAAATGTTGAGCTAACAATGTGACAAGGCGAGCCATCATAAACGCAGGTTGCGCTAACTGATGGCTTTGCAGTTGATGTGTAAACAACAGCAAAGTCTGTAATCTGTATTGCCTGAAGTTGATATTCTTTGAAAGTCAGCTTTTGCCGGATTGCCTGATAACTCGCCGTCGTTGCGCCTGTAACCGTTTCCGTTGTCGGGTCATAGCTTCCGCCTTCAGTGATCGTTAGCGTGCGCCGAAAGTCTGCAAACTCGTCATTGACAAGCTCGTTGGCTAAATCTTTGAACTCTTGGCGCGTTGTTGTCATGCTCGATATACTCCGCGCATCTGTGCCAAGTATGGGCGAACAAGTGCGTCAATCGTTGGCGTGTTGCGCTTAAATGCTGACATTGAATTTGCCGCATAGGTAACAGTCTTTGAGCCTACGCCGTCCAATGATTTGCTTTCTGACTCGACCAAGCCGCTTGCTGTGCTATCTAGGTCAACAAACAATTGACCGCGCAAAGCCATAACAGCAGCTTCTGCAGATGCACGCTTGAGCATATCCGGCAATGGGTCATAAGTAGTTAGTGTTGGCTCGAAAGTGTAATAAATATCAAAGAAGTCAGCAGCGAGAATTACTGATGCATCAATCTGAGCAGGGTCATAGCTAGACAAATCAATATTACGCTCTGTGCAGTATTGCTGAAGGTATGAAGTAGTGATGTATGCCATTATTTACCACCTTGAGCGGCAAAATATAAAGCCGCAAGCCCTGCCGGAGTTAATAAGCTAGACAGGAACAGCCAAAACATTTTATTGGCAATCTGTCGAATGCTGTCGATTACTGGCTGATTTTCTGCCGCTTTCTCTCGCAGCGCTCTAACGTCTTTGATTAGTTCGGCGTTTTGAGTTGCAACGTGATCATGCTTAATGATGTAAGCTCTCAGGTCAAGCGTCAAATCTTGGAGCGACTTTGTCAGCGACTTTTGTCCGTCTATCATTTCCCGAGTCGATGATTGGATTGCTGCTATCTCTTTCTCGTGCGAGTCTACTTTCTCTTTCAGCCTGCTCAGTTCGTCGCTCATTGTTAATCGCCCAAAGTTTGATAATAACTAATAGCACGATTATAGATTGAACTGTGACCAGTACGCAAATAATCCACATTGTTTGGTCTAGCATTTCGTGCGCTCCCTAGCACAGCAAACATCACGTCAAGCGGTATAGAAAATTCTTGTCGTATAGCGTGCAATCTGTAAATTATTGATAAGTCTAGCACTTGGTCGTAAAGCATTAAACCGTTTAACAGAAAACTTGTCGCAATAATCGCACCATACAGCAAATAAATCATGACGGATTTCTGATAAAACATTGATAAAACTACGATACAAACAAGCATTAACGAATCAACAGACATTTGCACGCAGTATGTGCCAAGCGTCGAATCAACATCTGCACTAAAGTAGCCATCCAACTCTGTAAGGTCTGTAACTAAGAACAAAGCATAGTAGCAAGCGATAGCAAAGCACAAGCTAATGCGTCTGTCTGCAATCAGCCAGTAACAAATAAGAACAATCAGAACCGCAGCGTTTGAATCCATTTTGCTTATCTCCATAAAGTAAAAAGCCCCAAGAGCATAGGCTATTGAGGCTTAAAAACAACTCCGACCAGATTATTTTTTGGACGGCTTGCGCTTGTTAGTTCCAACAGGCTTATCTTTAACTGGTGTGTCTTGCTTAGGCATTGCTCTTCCCTTTTGCTGGCTTAGGTTTATCTTCTGCGCTCGCTGGATTATCGAAGTCTTCAGGCATTAGAGTTAGGTCTAACACTTTGAAGCCTTTCTTGTTCCATTCGCGCTTAACTGAATATTCAACTGGCATCGCCAGGTAAACGTATTTCCTTTCCATAGCGACCTCTAAAAAGAAAAGGCGACAGAAGCCGCCTCATCAGTTAGCTATTAAACTTTTGCTTCGTCGCCGATGGTAACGACGCCTGCAGTCATCTTGATGTCAGTAGCAACTTTGTCCCAGTTTGAGCCAGTAGCTAATTCTGCATCAGTTGGAGACTTGCCGCCGTTTGTCTCATCCCAAGTGTAGCCTTTCAAGCCTAAGCCGAAAGTGTAATCAACTTGCATTGTAGTTTCAATGCGTGTTTGGCCGTTGTTGGTTTGAATGTTGCTGATAACATCGCCAGCATCATGAACCATTGCAGCAGAGTCAACCAGAGACAGTGCATACACTTTATTTGGAGTGCCAGCAACGCGCAATGCCGGAGCATCGGTAACAATCATTGCCTTACCTAAGATGTCAACAACGCGCACGTTTTGCGATTGGAACAACTGCGGAGTATTGGTTAAGTTGTCGCCGATCAACTTGTGGTAAACAGCGCCAGTAACAACAGTTGCAACTAAATCGCCAGAGCGATCACCAAACTTAGCGTGCGCTCCATTCATGCTTGTGTAGTTAATGCCAGCAGTTGCAGACACATCATTAGTTGCAGCAGCTTGGTTTGCAATCGCAGCACGTAATGCAGCAATAGCGCTGTTCAACTGGTCAGCAAGCAAAGCTTCTGCAAAGTTGCGACTTGCCACTTCGATACCGCGCACAGTTGGCTGTTGCAGCCAAGTCATCTGTGAAGGCTCGTAGCGGATTGGGCCAAAGCCACCAGCGACTTTTACAGTACTGTGCTTCAACTGAGTTAAATCAGTTGCTGAAGCTGCGCCTTGAGCTGCATAACGGTCAACTCGTCGCTGTGCTGAGTGAATAGCTGCAAAGAAAGACTCTTGCAGGAAGTCACCAGTAAAGCCAGTAGTGGTCAAACGAATAGCGCCGTTTGAAGCTTGGTTAAATTTATCAATCATCTGGCCAAGCGTTTCGATAGTTGCTGGCATGATGTATTCGTTAAAGACCTGCATTTGTGATAATGACATGGTAGAGCCTCTTATTGTTTCAGTTTAAATTTAGCTGCAATTGCGGCCTCTCGCTCAGAGCGTGAACCGCCTAGATTGCCCTTACCGAATGAGGCACTGCCGCTTTGGTTTGAGCCGTTTGCCAATCCGCCGCCACGTGTGGCTACGTTAGCTTTTAACACAGGTGCAAACACTGGGTCTTTTGACAACTCAGCTTTGAATCCTGCCAAATCAAGTGATGAGGCACTGCCATCATCATTTAAATACGTAATCTTTCCAGTTTCAGCATCAACGTCAATTCGTGATGCAACTAGCCGTTTAAATGCCGTTAACCCAACATCAGTCGCCAATTCAGAGGCTAAATCAGACACTAAAGCGCTTCGCTTTTCCGTTTTAATCTGATTCTCTAACTTAGTCAGTCGCTCTTGATATTGTTTTGCAGTCTCGCCAATTCGCCGTTCTGCATCTGCAACAATCTCATCGACTTTGCCGTCCTTCTTCAGGCGCTCAAACGCTGCACGCTCCGCTTCTGCCATCTTCTCTGCTTCTTTTCGCTCAAAGTCTCTAAGCTTTGCATCCATACCATCTAGGCTAGATTTAAGCTTGCTCACTTTAAGCTCTGCAACTGGCACAAAGCCGCCTTCACCCTCTGCATAGTCAGACTTAACAAAGTCCGGCAATGACTCAAACTGTTCTTGTGTTAACGCCATCGGATACAATCCTTTTAATTAATGTTGACCAAGTACAACTTGGCTTACTGTAAATATTAAACCGTTGTTTCCAAATCTGCAAGTATCTGATTGATGTCGCCGATTAGCCAGCCGCCAGCCAATAGCTTCTCAATCGCCATTTGCCGAGTGATTAAGCCGTTAAGCACTAACTCTTGAATCGCTCTAACCTCATCAGTTGAAAGTTTAGCTGCTGCAAAGTCTCGATTAATGTCTAGTGTGATTAGCTCGATTGCTGCCTCAACATCTTCCTGGTTAGCTGAACCTTCAAG